TAGTTCACGGAGACCAGCCAGACCGGTACTTGCTGTTGTTCTCAAGATTGATCTGAGACACGAACTTCGTGCCCTTGGTCGCAGCGCCAGCACCCTTCATCTTCATGTGGGTGACGCCCTTGTTGACATCCTTCTCAGGATAGCCATTACGACCGGTCGAATCCGTGTTCGGCCTAATCTTGCTGGGGTTCAGTTCTTTCATGATGATTACCTCGGGCCAGACGAGCCGCGCATCGGGCTACGCTGGTTCATCACCTTAGCCATGCCACGACCGTACTTCTTCATGTCGCTGTTGGTCTTGCCACCAGCACGCATTTTCTTCGTGCCGTGCATGGCTTTCTCGTGCTTACGCACTTCTTCCTTGGCGACCTTACGCATACCGTTCTTCATCTCAGTCTCCTAGGTCGTAACGACCGTAACTGTTCCTACCTCACCGGTTGGTGCCAAGGTATTTGGCGTCAACCCTGCATCATACGAACTGGCCCCGCCAACCGGGTTCCAGCCCCACTGAATCATTCTACTACCGCCTGCGCCGTTGTTACCTTCTTCAAAGTAACTCAGGTCAGGTCTTGGGTTCCTAAGTGCCTGCGGGTCATCCACCGGGTACAGACCCAGCGACAACTGCGGCTGATCAGGCTCCCAGCACTCCGGACAAACCAAGATGTTTACGTTCTTGGTCTTGATCACCAAAGACTTCAATTGGCGAAGTTTGTACCGGAAACCACACCGGTCGCACTCCGCGATAGCATGTTTGCCACTTGCAAACCTGTTCGGCATTAGTAGCCACCCAAGAAACTCTCACGTGGGACAAAGCGCACAGCAGCCTTTTCCCGATCCTCACCCGCCGCCAACTCCCAAGCCTCGTCGTACTGCGCCTTCAAGACCTGCATACGCGCATCTGCGCCGGGTATCTTCATCGACAGCATGTAGGCCAGCCCCGCCACCAAGCAGGGCATAAACCGAAACGGGATATCCTGACCGTTAGAACCCACACCGGGATCAAACATCCGCACAAGGCGCGTGTAGACGAGCGTCCAAGTGGTCGTGTTATCAGGCTTCGGCCATACCGTGTACTGCGGATACACGATGACGTTATCAGCACCCGTGGCTCCAGTACGCCGATTGATCCAGATCTGAATCGGACGGCCCGTCGCGTTCTTGTTCGGGATAGAGAGGTACGTGCTGGATGAGATGCGCGTGATGTTGATGTCTTGCTGGTTCGTACCCGTGCCCGTGCGGATCACGTGGTCAAGCAGGTCAACCGTGTCTACGTCCAGATCGTACGTACCGACGTTGTAGGTCAGCGTCTTAGTCTCAGTCTGCAGCGTCCAGAGGTTAATACCCCGGTTAGCCCAGTCCATGAGCAAGAGGGCAAGGCTACGCTTAGACGTACGGAAGTCATAGCCCGTACGTAACTCAGCCCCACAACGCTCGTAAGCCTCCTCAATGATCGTATTAAGATCAAGGTTGAACTCGGTTGTGGCTGTGGTTTTGTAGGCCATCACATTCCTCGCCGTCTGTACGGCCTTACTTTTTCTTTAACACCCTTGGGCTGCGAGACAAACTGCTTGCCTTGGGCTTTACCCTTACGTTTGGCGGCGGTGGTACGGGCATACTCCGAAGGCGAGAGAGCCTTGATCGCAGCCTCTGGAAGGTATCTTTCGCCCGTGTCAGAAGATCGTTTACCACTCTTCGTTCTCCACTTCTGCTGCGTCCACGCTTTAAGGGACTGTTGAGGAGCCTTCATGCTTTTTCTCTAACTTCTAACGGTTTGTTAGCCGTAATATATTCTGCCGCTTTTTGCAACAAACTAGCATTATCTTTCAACAATCCTAGCCCTCTATTGCAGTTTGGGCAAAGTAATCCTCGTATTTTTCCTGTTTCGTGATCGTGATCAATACACAACCATGAAAACTTTTCTTCTGGCTCATTGCATAAAGCACAACAACCTTTCTGGGCTTCATACATAGCATTGTATAGTTCTTGAGTTGCTCCGCGCCGACGTAATCGCTGGTTAGTTACTACCCAATTGTTACGCCGCCAATTGTTTAAATGACCCCGATTTTGTTCCGCCCATTCCTGCCGTTTAACCTGCATACACGGTTTACATTGAGATTTGTAAAGATGCGCTAATTTACCGCCACGACTGAAAAATTCAGACAACGGTCTTTCTTGCTGACACCCAGTACAAATTTTAGTCTCTGTACCCACCGCCCCGCCGTTTATATTCCTTAGCCAACAACTGACTTTTTCTTGCGCTCCACTGCCCCGCTGCAGTACCCTGTACGGCCCGGCCCTTGATTGACTCAAAAAGCCGCTTACGCATACCGGGCTTCGTATAATTTCCCGCCTCGTTCACGCGGCTTTCGCCCCCCTTGGCGTAGGTTTTGATAGGTCTCCCAGTCCCAATTACGGGTTTTTCGTCCCCCCGGCGTTTTGCTCGGGGGACTTTTTTGGGAGATATCGCACCCATGCCACGAGAAGGCATCATTAGCACTTACCGCCCATCATCATTCTGACCATCTTGCCCTTGGTCTTGCCCTTGCTGGCGATGCCATCGGCAGACTTACGGAACACCGAACCGCCTTCGCGCATCTTGACCATCTTGCCCTTGGTCTTGCCCTTGTGAGCAACGCCATCAGCAGCCTTGCGGAACACCGAGCCGCCCTTACGCATCGGGGCCATATTGCCACCGGCTCCGCCCATGCCGCCTGACGGGGCTGCAGAGGCTCTATCTCTCATTGCTTGCAATTGAGCACTAGCCTGTCCTCCCGACGCGCCCGGCATAGAGCCAATACCAGAAGGCTTAGCGGGGGGAGTGGGAGGAGTCGGAGGAGCAGCACGAGCAGCACGAGCAGCACGTTGAGCAGCCGCACGAGACTCGACCGAGTTGGCTTGACGGAACGCTGCTTCACGAGCGCGAGTAGCCGCCTGCTTTGCCTGCAGGGCTTCATACGCTCCACCGGGACGGCCTTTAGGAGCCGAAGCGCCACCAACCGCGAACTTCCGCATCTTCTTGCCTTCCATCTCAGCCTCTTCGTGCTTGATCATGGACTTCGGAGCGCCCTTCTTTTTCATGAAGGACACTTCTTTACGCATCATCGCCTTTGACTCTTTCATAAAAACCTCTGTTAGCAGATTTTGCCGCGAGTCTTGCCCTTCTTGGCAATACCATCGGCTCGTTTAGAAGCAGACGAAACAGACCCGCCGCTGGCGTATCTCTTTACGCCACCACCGTGTTTGAACACGCCACGACCCTTAAGTACGTCGGCGCGGGTTATTTTGCCGTCACCCGTGAGATCGGGCATACCGCCGCCACGCATCTTCTTAACCTTGCCGCCATGGCGCATGCCTTCTTCCATATCTTCCTTAGCGTCGAGGCGCTTACGGGCTTCTTCTCTACTTACGCCCATGTTCCGCATAACGCGCTCTTCCTCACGGCGACCGAAAATGTCAGTGAGTTTCTTAAGAGGCGACAGCACACGCTCTCCGTACGACGAAGTCGGATCGTCAAAACGGCCAGAGCCAACCTTGGGCTTATAGCCTTCAGGCAACTTAGCGCCACGACCACCAGCGGTACGGCGTGGGCCAGCAGGAACCTCGACCTTGGTCTCGGTTTTCTTTTCTACTTCGACCTTGGGGGCTTCGACCTTCGGGGCTTCAGACTTCTTGGCACCCGCTACTTCGGTCGTGTACTTCTTGCCCTTCCAAGTGAACGTGTCATCACCGGCTTTACGGGCAGCACGGAAGGCGTCTTTGAAACTCATATCGCCACTGCTGCCGCTACGGCGCGTGGACATCTTCATGCCTTCGCCACTGTCCTCGCCTGAGTAACTCGTTGGGCCACCCAGAGCAAACTTCTTACCTTTACGTTTGTCGGCTTTCATATAGTCTTTTCCTACAGATTGAGGAATGTCCAGACGTTTGGCTGCTTTGGGGTCGTTAGCAACCATCGCCATCAATCGATGCTGTTTTGCGGATTTGCTGGGCATCTCAGCAGTTCCAAGCCCTCAACGATTTGTTGATCCGGCTGTTCGGGTCGTTTGCCGTCTTGGCGCTCGTCAGTTTCTTCTTCATGCCTGTCATACGGGCACAGAATGACTTCTTGCGAGGCCCACCTTCCGGTTGAGGACGCTTCAGCCCCGGCTTACCCGGATTGGCACGGTTATAAGAAGCCCGACCTTTGGCATTCAAGCCGCCAGCCGGGTTCTTGCCTTCTTTCCGTTGCCAAGCAGGGGTCTTAGCCATAGATCACCATCGTCGAAAGAACGGCTGACGGGACGATGTAGATGCTGGTCTGGAAAAGCAGACCCTCACCGGGCAACAGCACGTAGTCCGGCGCAGTGGAATTTGCCTTGGTGTTCACTGCAATCTTGACCGGGCCGCTTGCCCCACCGTCATAGAACGTCACGGTGCCTGCGCCGCTATCTGGGACGATGTAAATCGCCTTTACACGAGAGCGACCAATAACAAGGCTATTTTGATCCAGCATGTCGCCAGCAGAAGTGGCGACCTTACTAGCAAGGACATCTGTTTGCATACCCATCCTAAGTCTCCTGTAATGAATGAAGGGGGCTTACCGCCCCCCTACGAAATCCTTACGGGACGAGACTGGCGTACAGACCGATGTAAAGCGTGGTGCTGCCGATGAGAACCGGGATGCGACCTGCCTGAACCGATACCGTGCCCGACACCGAACCCGTGGTCAGTTTGGTGCTGCCAATCGTGAGCGTGGTGCAAAGCAGGTTGGTGATGACGGCAGAATCGCCAGCGATAGAGCCCTCAAAGCCGTTGTCAGACTTAACCGGGCCAGAAAATGTAGTACGACTCATTGAAAATACCTCACATGCGAGTCAAGCCTGCCAGTCTGCATGTCGTCAGTCGGGGCTGTCTGGCAAGCGGATTTTTCCCGATGACTCTATATACGCCTAGAAAACTAAAAAGGAAAGGGGGGCCGAAGCCCCCCAATCCAGTTTTATCAGGACGCGCCCGGCGAACCGAACATGCCCAGCGGATCAGACCATCCGAACGAGTAACGCTCGCGGCTCTTATACCGCACGTTTCCAGTATCGAAATCACCATCCATGGAGTTCTGCAGCGGCGTACGGACAAAGTGCTTCATGCCGTTCGGAACGTCGGTCGTCAAGAACCAAGCGTTCGTGTCCGTCAGGTAGTGGTTGACCGTATATCCGCCCGGAATCGAACCCATCGCCTTGAGGGCGTTGATGTCGTTGTCAGCGGTCGCAACACGGAGTTCCGTGTCGAGGAGACGCTTGGCAGTGAACATCAACGGCGGGGGCACGATGAGTTTGCCGGGTTTCGCCGCGATCAGAAGTCCACGCTCGTCCGTCCAACCAGCAATCTGAATGACAGCCGCTTCCAACGAAGTCTCGTTGAGGTCAGAAGCCGTCAGACGGTTGCTGTTGGTGCCACCCGAAACAAGCGGGTGATCCGCCGCGAACAGAGCCTTGCCGTCACCACCGGGGTAGGACGAAGAGAAGCCGTTGTTCAGGACAGATGCCGCCTTGACCTGCTTCGTGTACGCCATGGCGCGAGCAAGAGCCTTCGTATAACGCTTGCTGAGCGAGTCGTACAGGTTGTCTTCAACCGCTTCTTCCGTGATGGAGAAGCCGAGAGCGATGGTCTCGTGGCTGTAACGAGCAGTCCACGCTTCCTGTGCGTTGTCATACGCAATCGCAGCACCTTCGGCCTTCACCGGAGCGGCGCTGAAACCAGAAAGTTTGGTCTCCTCTTCAAAGGAACGCTCGGAAGTCTCAGTCTCGTAGATTTCCTTGTGTTCCTCACCATAGGTCTTGTACTCAAGGCCGAACAGGGCGTTCAAACCCGGCAGGAGTTCCTTAAGTAATTGTGCGCGTGAAATAGCCATTTCTTAGAACTCCCTTATTAAACGCCGACGGGGCAGTTGTAAGCGTGACCACCAACAATCAACGAAACGCTCGTGAGGTACGGTGCATTGAACTTCACGATAACTTCGGGATAGTAGGTAGTGCCGCTCGAAACAAACGCCGTGTCTTCGACTACATCGACGATACGCATCGGCAGAGACCGGGTGGTCGCAACCGAAGACAGCAGGAGACCCCGCTGCGAGTCGTTCGTCGTCGTGTTCAGCGCCTCGTCAACCAGTGCAACGTTGGCACCGATATCCTCGTACGTGAACCCGCTCGTGGTCGAGACGTTCAGGGACGCCGAAACGCCCACAGCCTTGAACAGGGTGTTCGGATCATCAGCCACATACGCCGTAACGTACGTGCCGGACTTCACCGAAGTGCCCGAAATCCAAGCCTGCGAGAAGGTCGGCTGACCCGTCACAGTGGACACGAACGAACAGCCCAAGAACACACCGGCAAAGCCAGCGTCCGGGGGCGTCGTCGTCGAGGTGGAAACAGAAATAGTGCCGCTCGAAGTCAACTGAACCGGATCGCCGTAGCCAATGCTCGCAGCACTGGACGCAATACGACGCTGGCGAGTTGCCCCGGCAAACACCTGCCCGCCGATCAAGTTGATCGGCTTCAAGCCATACGGCTTGTCAACAGTAGGATATGCCATTAGTTACTCCAAAAAAGAAGTTATTTGCCTTTGCCAAACGAGACCGTAGTCTTCTTCTCACTGAAGAGGGGCATACGCTCATCGTTCAGCCTCATAAAGTTGTTGTCCACAGACTGCAACTGAGCCTTTGCTTGCTTAGCGTAATAGTCCTCACGCTGCTGCATTAGTTCAGCCGGAGCCTTACACAACAACAACCCGCCGATCTCAATGTTGTCTTTGAAACGTCCATTAGGATCGGCTTGCATCATCAATTTAGGCTGTTCAGAAACCTTTACAGGCTCCCAACCTTCCCGAAATTTTGCGGCTGTATTAGAGGGATCGGCCTGACCCATAATACTAGTCCGTATCCAGCGGAAGACCCAACCATCTTGCGGCTCCGGTTCAGGGAGCGTCTGAGGGGGTTTCCAATCCATTTTGCGCTGTGCGGATTCCCGATTTTCGAGTTCACGTGCGAGTCTATTCTCAGCCATTTTAGTTAGCCTCCAGTTTCATAAGTTCTTTTGCGTACTGTTCATTGCTCAGGCCCAATTTCTTGGCGATAGCAACTTGAGTCGGTGTCAGGCGTACCTGACGCGGCGCGGTTCCCCGCGTTACCGGAGCCACTACATTGGCTGGTTTTGTGCGAGAGGGCTTATCAGGCTCCCTCGTTTGAGTCACGGTATCCCCTTCATCGTTGTCAAACGCCTCGGGGAATCGCTTCCTCATTGTCTCGTCAACTCGGCGGTAATAATCATCGCTACGCGGATCTACACCAGACCGGACTAATTTTTCATGCAGGCCGAGCGCAAGGGCAGTCATCTCCTCGTCCACGTTAAACCACGTATTTTTTTGCTTCCAAGCCTCGGCCTTTTGGTCAATGACTGGAGCCGAATACGTAGGTAACGTCGGTACCTGTTGGTTTACTTGTACTCCTGAATCCTGCTGTTGTAAAGCAGGCTGGAACCGGGCGAACTGTTGCAACTTGAGTTTTGCATCAGTCAGCATTTCTTGAGCAACGGCGATTTGCTCAGCATCGCCAGACTCATAAGCAGTCTTTAGTTTATCTTTCGCTACACCTAGGTCGGTATTAGCCGCCTTAGTCATCTCATTAACAAAGGCTCTCTCCCCCACCCCAAGAC